TAGGCTTTGCATCAGCTTCACCCGTTACTTCATAGCCCATACCTTTCAGCTTTTCAGCAACGGCTTCATCATTGGTTTCAAAAACTCCCTTTACAAACTTGCAAAGGGGGCGATTGTTAGCAGCATCCCAAACCATGTTAGGGGTTTTAGCTTTCTTCTTTACTGTGAACATACAATCACCCTACCTTTCTTAATTTGTTGCAAGCCCTGTAATAGCACCGTGAAGGAACGCCGGACCGTGAGCCAAACCAATCTGACCGTAGATCTGAATCTTATCGGAAGCACCCGTTTTTGCAAGATCTTCCTGAAAGAGAACGCCCTTGCCTGGAACTGCCTGAAATACAGGGGCAATGTGTGCCATATCAGCGATAAGAATAGAATCGTTAGGCATGAAACGATCCCAAACAACACCCATCTTGAAGAAGTCAGTTTCAATCTGAGTAATGTTCATACCGCCGACATTCTGTGTAGTCTGCATATTTGCCTTGAACTGATCTGCATACAGATTAGTAATCATCTGCTTCTGATAAGCACCGCAGAAAAGAACCATGTTGCCGAAATAAGCACCGTTATCAGCCATTTCACGGAAAAGCTGATCCAATACTGCTTTGGAAAGTGCTGCATCAGCGGCTGCAATGGAAGTACCAGCATCAGAAGTACAAAGTTCAAGCATACCACGGGTTTTGTTTGCAACATTTGCACCCGTAGATACCTGATAAGTACCACGAAGGAAGGAAAATTCCACATCACGGGCAATCTTAATCAGCTTCTGCTGAATCTGCCAAGATTTTTCGTCAGCAGGGTTTGCGTTCTGACCTGCCGTGTTAAGCCCGGACATTCTGCCGGAATTGCTCTGCTTTGCATAAGTGAGATCAATCGCTTCCTGATGAATCTGAACAACATTCTTTTCCTGCTGTCTTGCAATGTGGCTTGCAGCGGGAGCAGTTGCGGAAGCCTGTTCGGAAATGTCAGGCTGTCCGGCTTCCGGGAAGTCATAAAGAACAGCAGTAGGGAATTCAAAATTGTCCGTCTGTCTGCCGCCCGTCAAACCGCCGATCATAGAAAGAAACGGGGTCTGTGTAGGATCAGCAGTAAAAAGTTCGCCCGCATAGTTGGGCAAATTCCAAGTAGTACCAATACCTGTTACCTGTGGCATATTATTTCACCTTATTTAACCTTTCTTTTTGTTTTGTGTTTTACATCAGGATAACGCCATCAGCGGCGGCTTCCTGTTTGATTTTGATAACCTCTAATTGGTTATTGTTTTTTCTTGCATCCGCAAGCCTTGCTTCATAACCCGCTGCCGTAGAATTAGGAACGGTTGAAGAAGCACCCGGCTGAAAACCTGTGAACTGCTGCTGTGTCTGCTGATCTGCATCAAACATCCAACCATCAGACTTTTTCAGGGCTTCAATCTGTTCATCAAAGCCGGAAAGTTTACCATCTTCCCCGATCTTAACCTTTGCCATATCAAGCATAGCCTTTACCGCCTTGCTGTTTTTGGCTTTTGCACCGGAAAGGGCAACTTCAACAGCGTTATCAAGTTTCAGTTGGTTCAATTCGGTTTCATGGGCTTTCTGCTGATCCGCATTAGCTTTCTGCAAATCGGAAATCTGCTGCTGCAAAGCTGCATTATCGCCGCTGGATTTCTTCAAATCTTCAAGCTGCTTATCACGATCAGAAACGGACTTCTTCAAGGTTTTGTTTTCCTCATTGACTTCATTAAACCTTGCCTTTGTTACAAAGTTTCCATCAATGGAATCCATAACCTTCTTTGCCTGTTCCTCTGTCAAACCCATTGCAATCAAATCTTCTTTTTTCATAGTGTTTTACCTACCTTTCAAATTTTCCGTTTTTTACCGTGGGTGACGAACCACGAAATTTGACCTTGTTCTTTACCGCCTGCAACGCTTAAAAGGCGAAAATAAAAGCACCCGGAAGGGTGCAAGCACTATTTAACCCATAGTTGGAAGATAATTTTGGATCACCTAACCTTTCCCGCACTTATAAGAACCAACAGCTACCAAAATTATCACCCCTTTCTTAAAATCGACCTTATATAACGCCCATATCCGGGTTGAAATAAAGCCTTTGATATATTTGTACCCTTGAAAAAGGGCATGAAAAAAGCACCCTTGAAAATAAACTTTCAAAAGTGCTTATTCCTTTTCTTTGAACTCACATTTCGCCGAACCGTCATAGAATTGCGTAGGCTTCATTTTCGGATAGGGGAAAATCATGCAACTGCTTCTTCTATAATCATCAATCATAGAATCCCCAATCTTCATTTTGCGGAATTTGCAATCCTTGCATTGTTCGTACTTTGGAATTTTGGTGTTATCCGTAAGGATTTCACTTCCATAGCGTTCTTCCAACGATTTCTTTTCACCCATCTTCATTCACCTACCTTTGCGGGTTGTTCTGCATGATAACTTCAATGTCAACATACAGTTTGCCGTTTGTGCGTTCAACCTTTGTTACTCTAAATGCTGTACCTTGCTGCAATATGATTTCCGATTCACTACCAAAAGAAGATTGCTTTGAAACGCCATCCCATGAACGCCCCGAACCATTACCAAAAGCGGAAAACGGTTCTGCGTACATCATCTTTGTTCCCTTTGGTGCATACACATTCATAATGATAGGCTTATGTGAAAAGCCCTTTCCTTTGGAAACGCCGCAACTGAAAAATCCGTAATCAGTAACGGTTTTACCCAACAGCAGCCGTTCCAATTCTGCCTGTGTTGCGTTCTGTAAATCTGACATAGATATTTCAAAGAAGTTATCCATGCCCCGGTAATCACAACCACGCTGCAACCATATATCAAAATCATAGGTGGATTTTTCTATAATATCGGTCATAGCGTTAATCTGTTTGCGAACTTGCCCCCGTTTATGCCCGCCGTAATTCGTACCAATGGTATCAAAATCAATGTTACCAACACCCTTGAAGGTGTTTGTACCGTATTCAATACCACGCAACGGTTCATTGATCTTACTGTAACTTGAAGTGTAACCGTAGATAGCATCCCTTTCGGCTTTCGGGGCGTTCTTCCAAACATCCCCGCACACATCACGCAAAGCATCATCCGCTTCTTTGGTAGATTTCGCCCACAACGCCGCATCTTTACGGGCTTGTGAAAAGGCATCATCCACCGTATCTATTATATCACCTTTTTCAAGTTTTTGCAAATCTGCTTGAACTTTGTTCAATTCAGCCTGAATTTTCTGCAATTCCTTCTGAACATCATCATAAGCCTTACCTTCAACTTCCAATTCTTGAAGCTGCTTGTATAGGTTCTGATATTTTTGCATTAAATCAGGATCAGTTTCAGTAATGAACTTGCCTTCATAATACTTCTTTTTACCTTCAATGTTCAGCTTTGCGAAATCGGCGGTTGTAACATCATCTTTCCAAATGCCGGAATAGGTTTTGATTTCCATACCGTCAAGCTGCTGTTGAACTGCCGCCGCCTGTTTTTCCAATTCAAGCTGTTGTTTAATCAAGGCTTTCTTCTGTTCAGCTTTCAATTTTTCATTCAGCTTTTCTTGCCATTCGGCTTTTTGCTGTTCAAGGGCTTCCATCTGTGAATGAAGGGCTTTCATTTTGGATAGTTCATCACCATCAGCGAAATCTTCAAGGCTTCCAAAATCCTTGATAACTTCATCATAACCCCAACCACCGGAAGCAGCCTTGAATTGATTTTCCAAATCTTCAAGCTGAACATCAGCGTTTGCAATATTGGCTTGCAGCTTCTTCTTTGTCAGGTATTCTTTCTTTGGTTTCGGCGGTTCAACTACCGGGGTATGGGTGTAATGAAGGGCTGAACCATCATCAAACACCGTAAAGCCGGATTTATCGCCGCCCTTAACAAAGGTATCTTCCCATTCCTGATATTTCATATCATCAGGAATATAATAGGTTTTGCCTGTTTCGGCATCCCTTGCAGCCCGTTCCCCAATCTGCCCGAAATCTTCTGAAAAGTGCGGTACAGTAGTTGAACGGCAATATACATGAAAGGGTGGGGCGGTAACGCCCGCTTGATAGTCTTTCATGGGGAAAACCTGACCGTCAAGGCTTCTGCAAATATCGGAAGTGTGGGAATCCAGCGTTGCAACAACTTCATATTCTTCAACATCAAGATCGTTGAAACATTCGCCTTGTGCAACGGAACTGAAATATGCTTCTTCCGTCATTACAAGCCTTCCGGCGTTGTTTTTGGAAGTGTTCATTTTCTTTGCAATGGCATCAATAGCCTTTTGCGGATCAGAACCAAGCATAATATTGTGCGTTAGTTCGGTGTGAACTTCCGCAATCAGTTTATCTTTGTTTCCCCAAATTCTTTCAGAAAAATTGTAACCATCAGCAGCCCACGGTTTAGATAGCAGTTTTTCAATCTGCGATTGATCCAACCCGGCAATATCCCAACCGATACCGAACCCCTTTTGAAGTTCATAAGCGGAATGGTAATAGCCGCTTTCAAACACATCAGCCATTACAGAACTTACCGTTCCCGCCTGTTTTGAAAATAAACTTTCAAGGCTTTGTTGTGTCTGAATTTTCAGGGCTTCCAGCTTTGAAATGTGGAACTTTGCAGAAGCATTTTCCAATTCCTTCACCCAGCCGCCCATTAAAGCGTTATCCTGACCGTATTTTATATATTCCTGAACATCCCATTTGAATTCTTTCAGGTCAGCACCGGAAAGCATCTTCCGGGCTTCTGCCATAGTAACACCGTTATTCTTTGCAAAACGCTGATACCATGTGTTGATTTTACCTTCAATTTCCTTTTGGGCTTGCCTGTATTGCCTTTCAATCTGCCGGAAAGCATCAGCGGCTTTCTGATTTTGGGCGTTTTCAAGCTGTTCAAAACGCTGCTTCCAATAATCACTATTCTTCATTTACTCCACCGCCTTCCTTATTGGGCGGCTGATTGCCTTGCTGCGGATTTCTAAAAGGATTGTAGCTTTGGGCTTCCATTTCCTTCTTTTCCTTTTCCCGCTGCTTTTCCAATCGTTCAAGTTCTGCTTGCGGATCATCAATCCACGGGTGCATACCAATGATAGTTTCATCAGAAAGAATACCCACGGAAGCCTGACAATTCGCAATCGCTTCACTTTCGTTAATCAGAATATCACGGTTGAAGATAATGTTTACTTCCTCATTCTCAAAATTGCCCCTGCCTGTATTGGCAAGGTGTGCATTGACGAACCAAAGGATTTCTTCAAAAGCAGCCTGAAATTCGGTTTCCATATCGTTAGCATCCAAATCAATATCAGAATACATACTTTGAATATTCATCTGATTAGGATTGCCGGAAAGCCTATCATCCTTTGCATCATAGCCCATAGCGTTTTCAATCAAAGCTTTCTTGAAGATTTCCACGATTGCCTTGTAGTTTTCCGCATTTACTGTGATTTCAAGGGTTTCAACGCCGCCTTTGGTTTCACCATCATAGCGAACCTTAACCGCACCGTATGTTGCAAGGTTCTTTCTGAATTCCCCTAAATTCGTACCGTCATAGTTCTTCAATACAAGAATGGTATTTCGTGCATCCTCTTGCATATTGTTTTCAAAATCGGAAAGCATTACATTGATACCATCTTGAAGGCTTTTCACCTTCTTAATCAGGGGAATTTCCTGTTCATTGTATTTCAGGGGAATCAGGGGAATTTTCGCCCAATTCAAAGCCTTCTTCCCGTTCATCACATAGGCACAATCTTGTTCTTCCACCGTTAGATCAGGAATCAGGGTGTTACCGTCCAGCACATAACAATGAATTCCCTGCATATCGAAAACTTCAACCTTTTCAATAACAACAGGGGTTAAACCGTCATAGCCTGTAACCAAATAAAGCCTGATTGCACCCGCTAAAATGGTATGTTCGCTATCTTCCCAAATAGGAAGGATTTCATAACCCGGAAACAGACGGAAAGAAAATTCACCCTGCTTGTTGTAGTAGGGGAATAACCAGCTTATACCGTGGTTCAACGCCGCCTTACCACCATTTTTCAAGGTTTTCATAAACTTCTTATTGAATACCTGTTTCAAAAGTTCAATGTAAAGTTCATTTTCACCATCAATAGCAAAGGGTTGACCTAACAAGTAGTTTGCCTTTTGGTTCACCATCTTCATATACTGATTATCAATCACAAGGTTATTCGGAAGGTTTTCAACCACTTGCAGCTTACCATCTTCACCAATCATAGTACGCTTTCGGGAAAGAATATCATGTTCGTTCTGATAGTAAAGCTGCCCCTTGATCTGCATCATTCTTTCAGGTGAACCCTTCCAACGCATGATAGACTGTTCAAGGAACTGTTTATTACTCATATTCGACTTGAAGCCGAACAGCATAATATTTGAAAGCCTGTTCAGCATCTTTTCACCTACATTCAACTTTTTTCAC